AGGCGTGGTGGGGACCGCAGACGCAGCGCGGGTAGCCGGGGTATCGAAGTTGATGTCAATCTCGAGCCGTTGAGGGTCGTTCTGGCTGTTATAGCTGCCCTGACGGTTAGTCTCCTCGATACGGCTACGGACTTCGGGGGCCAATGTAGCCCACTCGGCTTTGGCTTTTGCCTCGGCCTCAGCCTGGCTCATGCCCTCAAGCACGAGTTGAGATGCCCTGATTCTGATCCATTCATTCATATTATCCTCCACGCTCTGCGAGCGCATCCCGATGCCTATGGCCGTATGCCGCCGTAAGTGCTCTAATGCTCTGCGTGCGACTTCCTCCCGTGTTAGTGATGCTCCTGGAGGCACGTCAACGCGCCCCGCCTCGAGGTCGGCCAGGGCAGCCCGCAGCTTCTGTTCGTCCACCTGGTGTGTGCGGGGGTCATGGTGGTCAAACCAGCGCAGCCCAGCAACCTCGCTCAGATCACTGCTCTCCAGCGCTTTGGGGTCTACCACTGCATACTGCCAGTTGCCCGCCATGCTACGCGTCGCTACCACGTCGGCCCCTGGAACCGCCGGGAGATCGGTCAGGGTGAGGCCGCACAGCTCCGGCTCCGAGCTAAGCCGGTAGTAGACCACACTTTCCTGCCCAGATACAGACTGGGTACGTGATTCTAAAGGCAGGAACTCGAGTGACGCCCCCGTGATCTTGCCTTCATCTACCAGGCGCCGGGTGGCCGGGTCTAACACCTGCACCTCCACCTCGAGCTGCGGGGTGAAGTCCACCCGGCGGGCCAGACCCACCATTGGTTGACCTTGGATGCCGCGCAACTCGGGCAGATTGTGCTGGAGACTGACCGTGCGGTGGGCCAAAAACCCCGGCAGCCAGTCTCGCATCAGGGCCTCGACGGTGATGGTGGTACCGTACTCGTCAACCAGCGTATCGTTGCTGGCCCGTACAACCACAACGCCTTCGGCCAACCGCCGAAGCTGCAAGGGGATGCGTGTACGCTGTCGGGCACTGCGGGTGTGCAACAAAAAAGCCCCCTCGAGAGGAGCTGCGGGGCGCAGCCGTGCCCTTGAGGGGGCTATTTAAGGTCAACTATAGCACAACTACACCTTTGAGGTGGCTAGTCTTCGTACTCAGCTAGTTCCTCAGGCGTTAGCGGCTGGAAGTTCTGGATAGGTTTAGAGGCATTGCGGTAATTTCTACTTCCTAACCCGGCATAGATGCGAGTTTCTACTTCGCCAATTCCCATGCGGCGAAAACGCTCCAGACGCTGCTGTATCTTTGCATCTACCTTATCTCTAGTTTGGATCACCTTAACTTGAGCCATCCTAGCCTCCTGAATATTTTCTCAAGCTCGAGTGCTATCGCCTCAAACTCGTCATCTAGCCATTGAATATTATACCCGATTTTCGAGCCCGGTTTGTTTTGCCGCGACCCAATTGCAGCAAGTAAGTGTTCATCGCCCGAATTTACTGCAACGAATTGCCGATAACTTCGGGCGAACAACTCCTCTGGATAAAGCAAGTAAGCCACGAAGGCGCGATCTACTGCCTTTTGACCCAGGTCATCGTAAGTATAGAAAGCTCGACGTAGTGAGCGCAGCTCCTTCACCGCTGTGGTTTCACTGACAATGTCCCACCAATTGGCTAGTGGCCCTTTGGAGGTTTGAACGCTTGCGTAAACGTTTTTGGTGAAGGCCTGGTGGTCAATAAAATGACCGAACTCCTCGAGAATAGCCAGCAAGTCGGTTTTGCCCGGTTCTACCCCGATGTACGCCGGGTCGCCCGTTTTGGGGTTAGGGGCATATCGAGCAAGCTCATCTGGATTAAGCAGCCGCCGCACCACCGGTATCTGGGGCAGGCCATCCACACCGTGAACCCTGGAGGTTATACGGGCAGCTTCCTCTACCAGAGCAAAGACCTGGGAATCTGATTCCTGGGCAGCCCTACGCGGAAACCGTAGAAAATCTTGCATAGAGCGGCCCACCGGGGCCCAGGTCTGAGCGCGGGGCCGGGCAGGGAGGGCGGGAATATTAAAGTTATCGCGGGAAGGCTGGATATCGAATATTAGACCTTGCACCGTACACCGGCAGTTGATCCAGTCTCCCGGCGGTGCTCCCTGGCTTCTGTCACCTGGCGTTATCATCCTCGAGCCCGTCGGGGTGATGAAGGGCTGCTCGAGCGGCACCATTACCCCATCCATCGCCCGATGGTTATACTTGCTGCCCCTGCTGGGTGAGCGCACCCTTGAATCCCTGGCGGTCAGCCACTTTTTATGGGTATAGCCCTGGGCACGCAAAGCCTCAATCTGGGCGGCATTGGCTCCCGAGTTGTAGAGGGTGCGAACCATGCGCTCGGCACTGAAGTAACCCGCCCGGTAATCCGTCTGCACCTGGCGGATGATCTGAGCGGTGGTCTGGCCCCGTTCGCGGTATCCCGCTAGTTTCTTAGCCAACTCGGCGGGGTCGGTGAGGCCCTGCCAGTAGCGGAAGGCGTCGGCCTCGAGCATGGTCTTGAAGCTCTGCTCGAGGGCCTGTGCCCTGGGGTCGGAGGGCAGGAAGCCATATTGCAGGCTGATGCTGCGCCCCAGCTCGGCCAGACTGCCGGTAAGGTTAGGTACTGGATAATCCTGGGCAGTCTGCCGAATAATCGTCTCGAGCAGAATAACCTCAGGGCCTTGAGTGCGCTCCTGGATGAGCCGCTCGAGGCTGGGCCGCAACCTGGTCAATACAAAGCGCAGCCAGCGTAGTCGGTATATCAATGCACGATCCCACAGAGCATTAGCATGGTCGGCTACCGCAGCCTCAATAAGCGCTATATGCTGTGCAGCACGGCGAATTGGGCGAGTGCGCCGAGTAATCATTCGGTGCCACCTGGTTCCTCATTGATCTCGGTATCAGGACTCTGGTCTATCTGCGATCCCGCCCCTTCCGCTGGTATCAGGTTAGCCGGGATCAGTACCTGATTATCTCCTCGAGGCTCATAACCCAGCAGTTCGCGGCCTTCATCACCGGTAAGCACGGGCCGCCCAGCGGCTTTGACCACAGCCTCAATACGCTGTTGCACAATGTCCACATCGCGGAACTCCGCCACTAAGCGGTAGTCGGTGATGCCCAGGCCGTAGGGCGGTTTTGCAGTCAATATCCGATTGATGGCCGAGAGCAGAGGAGTCGCAAAGGGCTGGAGCACCTGGCGCTCGAAGTTGTCGCTCTGGTTCTCAGCTGTAGCACGGTAGCCTCCCTCAGGCAAACCCAGATTGAGCAGACTGATATGTCGCACGGCCAGAATTTCGTCTCGAGCGTTCCTAGCGGTCTCAATGAAAGTTGGGTCTTCTAATTTGTAATCCAGTGGAGTGACTTTGATCAGGATGCCCCCAGGATATTGCAGGAGTAGGTTGCGCCCGGCCATCTCACCTCGGTTAGCATCCAAGTAACTTTTGATGTAGGTATAGAGAGTCTCTCGAGCCGTCGTATCCGGTGGCGGCCCTTGCCAAGCAGCATCCTGAGTGATTTCAATCACCCAGCGTGGGGCTCCATGATTTTTGAAGAAGCCCTTCAAATATTTTCGATGTGCATTATCCACCTCGACGCTGTCACGGGCTTCGATCCAGGGAGGTAGGCCATAAACGTTAGATAGGGTATTGGGCAACCGCAGATGAATGAATTCGCGCCCATCATTTGCCCTGGCCCGGGTTCCATAGGACTCAAACCATCGCCTACCGCTGTATGGATCGAGTTGGAAAAGCTTTGGGGGACGATCTTTATCGAATATGTACGTTAGATATTGTGGCAACATCAGACCTAAACGCTGCGGGCCTCTACCACCTAGATCGCGCATCACCTCGAGGAAAACATTGCCGGTCTGCTCTATGTGTAGTGCTGCCGCTTGCATGAATTGAGGTAGCCCGTAGAGACTGACTCCATCCTGAGCTAAATCTTCTCGCGAGAGCCAGGCCATGCTTGTGGCATATTGCTGCTGGTCGTGAGAGGTCTCTCCTGTTTTTTTTCCTAGCTGGGTTCCGTCGGTGCGGAATGCTCGAGGTTCTAAATCATATTCCGCGGAGGCCATAGTCTCCGCGAGGATTTTGCCAATAGCGGCCAACCAGGGATTAGAGTGCCAGTAGTCAATCATGGCTGCTGGGTCCAATGGCCAGGGGATTAGAGTACCTGTAAATCCTGTAACACTGCCCAGTGCCTCTTCCACCCTCTGCGCTAGGTTGCCCCCATCAACAACTAACCGTAGCTCAAGCGCTCCATCGGTATATCCTGCTGTGGAGCCCTGCACCTCGAATTTATCAATGATCCTCATCCCACTTGATCTCCTTTGACATCCCAATCACTGTGTTGGTCTAGTGCATCCCACAGTGCGGCCAGCGAGTCTACCTGATCGTCGTGCGGGTCGCTGACTCCGGTAAATCCCAGTACCTCGCTCAGTAGAGCTTCGAGCCAGGGCGCATTGCGAGGTATTCGGATGCGCCCAGCATTCCAGGCTGCTGCTGCGGGTTGGGCTCGAGCAAATTTGTCGCCTCGATCAGCAGCGCTATGCACCACGATGGGCAGGTTGTGATCGCGCTTGAACATGGAGAGCACGCCCTGTTCTACGCCGTGGGCATAGATGTGCATAGGCACCGGCGACATCAATTTGGCGGCGTGAGCGAATACCGGACTCTCTACCTGCTGTCGCCAGCAGTCCTCAAGGTACAGCACTCCGCCTTTGTGACGCCCAAGCAGAATCACCGAGTAGTCGGCGCTTTTGCGGGCACTATAGGCTAGGTCGAATCCCCTGGCCTGGCGGTATCCGTCGCTGGGTAGCTCGTCGTAGTAAGTGGGTTCGCGGAAAAGCGCACCGCCTCGAGGTCTGGGCGAGCCCATGTAGAGGCTGGCCCAGGTGTACTCTCCCAACTGGGCGCGGATGCGCTTGAGGGCCTCCACGGGGTAGCGCTCAGGCCACAGGGCTTCGCCCGCGTCGTTAATAGCGGATAGGTTGATCCGCTCCCAACCCCGCTCGATCAGCCGTCCGGCCAGGTCATCGGGGTGCCAGCGGGTCATGCATATGATGGCCGAAGCGCGAGGGTGCAGACGCGTGAAGGCCACATCGTTAAACCACTCCCAGTGC